TTAAAACAAAGGGCTGGCTTAATGGAATATGTCGATTATCATTGTGACAACACAGAAAAGCAGGATTACCCCTCCTAACAAGAAAAGAATATTGGTCCAAATCTCTTTTCTAGTAAGTTTCTTACGTTTGTCGGCAAATTCCAAAATAGGACCGCCAATAGAGCCGATGATCATCATCAAGACCCACCCGACAAGCACCAAAGCCCCGACAATAAGCCCGATAACGATGACAGCACCCAGCAGCCAACTCAAATCTCCGAACGCCACAAGAATATTATTGTAAGAAGGCATATAGCATTAATCTTATACTGTCAACACTTTCTGTTCCAAATATAATGATTGTGTGGCTTCGATGTTTCCGATCCTGAACTTGAAAGTGTATGCTCCTGGTTTTTCAAAGACTTGATTATTTATGGCAACAGTAAAATCGAACGCTTTCTCCTGATTATTATGCAGTGGATCATCGATCTTGAATTTGCCATCTATCGGCTTCATGATGGATTTTCCGTCAGGATCGCTGACAGTAAACTCGAAAACGCCCTCGCAAGGTTCTACTGATGTTACCCTTGCTACGACAAACAGCGCCGGTGAATATTTAAGGGGGAATCTCTCGGCGATAATCTTGTTGAACGTTCCAATGATATTCAATTTACCACCATTGCTTTGGGCATAGTCGCATAGTGTGAAAATAGGTATTCTCATATTTATTGATTGCTATTCTGGTTCAACGATTTCCGCTCATTCGCGGCTATGGCTTTTTGCAGGCAAGCCAAGGGAGTAGAGATAGTTGCGATTGTATGGTTGTGTGTCGAAGCGAAATTGGCACCGTGGCGATGAGACGCACCCTCGTCCGGTTTGACGGTTATTCTTCTTACGCAATCCACATACACCTTCATCCCGTCGCATTGGATTTTATCTCCCACTGTTCTATGGTAGCCCTTGGTGGCTTCAATTATTTCAGGATCTTCGGGAACGGTATGAGCTTTACTTATGGTGGCGTTACTGTTACGGTCAGAAGAATAACGGTACATATTCTTCTTAACGGCGGCAAGTTTGACAATTGAACCGGGAACCCACTTCCCTACTTGAATATCAACGCTGTCACCTTCGATGGTCTCTCCGTATTCTATAAAAGTGCCCATTTATTTCAGGATATACTTTTTCACCTCATTCTCATCAAAAGAAAACAGTACAGACAAATCATCCGTATCGGACACATCCAAGATGTTCTCCGCCAAAAGCGAAGCTGCCTTGATGTCCCATTCTGTTGGCTTAATATTGCATTGAATCACGAACTCGTTTTCCCTTTCTGAAATCGCCTTGTCGAAATCCTCATCAGAGATATCCCCGGAAGCCAACTGTTCGTTCAGGCGGGAGAAATTACGTTCTCTCGTCCTGTTATTGATGGCATTCGTCACTAATTCAATAAATCTGCGCGGGATTGAACCATCCAGCCAATTCTGTAAGGTTGGATGGTTAGAGTGGCCGGTGAAATAGATATCTTCATCTTTTTTTCATCGCCACATATTGAGTGTTGGCATCCGCATAGAATGAATAAGAGACAGAATCTCCGACTGTCGAAGTGGCGCTTGTTGTCTGAATATCAGAAGTATTTAATATTTCGTTCATTTGCCCGTATTGCGTTTGTATTGCATTTGTCTTTGCAAATAAACAACTTTCCGGCCAAATAATCAAGACTTCCCGCCTGATTTTCACTTCGTTCGCCCCAGTTCCGACTCCCTGATCCGGGCGATGACATCCTCCGTGAACTCGTACATCAGGCGCTCGGCGATGGAGGCGAAAGCGCCGAAGACATAGCGGTTGTGGATCCTGCGGTTGCTCTTGACGGGCTGGTCTCCTCGCTGGAGGCGCTTCATGTCCAGGAAGCGCTCGTAGGCCACGTGGACGAACGTCAAAGTCCCCGAAGCGACGCTGCCGCCGGTAACAGAAACACTTCTGGACGACTCCAGCCGCCCGGAACGCTTCTTGACCCTTGCCTCGATGGCCTTGCCCTGATTCCTCAGAAGCCTCTGTCCCTCATCCTGAAGGATCTCACTAACGAAACGCGCCCTGACATCCATCACTCATCACTCAAATGATAGTTCGATGCTGTACCCGCTCCAGCCGCCGAAGACGCTTGCCTCCGGAACCACATCCACCGAAGCCAACGCCAAACCCGTCACAAGACGGCAGTTCTGGCTTGAGGTCTCCTCGGCGATATAGGCCAGAATCAGATCCGCAATCTCCAGAAGCCGTGAATACTGCTCATTCTCCGATTCCTCCGTCTTGTCCAGCCCAAGCCCCTTCTCCAACACGAAGATCACCGTCCCCAACTCTTCCCGGAACGTGTCAGAATCCCCGCGCTGATGCACCTCCGGACGCGCCACGAGAACCTGCACACCCGAAAGATGAGCCAGCTTGGAAGTGGCGTCCGACTGCGCGGTCGTGCAAATCGGATCTATGTGCCCACAGCACCGGCAGGAGTGGATCTTCAACCCCGCAAGGTACTCAGTGAGCCTTTGAAGCCTTGATAATCTGCTCATTTCTCTTTCTCTCCTTATAGTTATGCCACATAATCGACAGCACCGAGAACAACGGCTCCTCATCCACCCTGTCAATGTTGCCAAGCGTGTTCTCCTTAGCCACCTCGACCAACAAATCATTCCACCCGAAGCTTATCCCCGAACTTTTCTCATCCCCGGCGAACAGCTTCGACAAATCAACCTCCTCCCCGTTAATCTCCAGAACACCCGACTGAAGGTACTTCAAGCAAGCCGCGAACCACATCATCACGAGATTCTTCTGCCACCCCTTCAACCTCGACGCTCTATGAATATGCCCACGTGCATTCCGTTGGTCCACATCCGGCACCATCCGACCTGCCCTGTTGGCCTTCCGGCAACGTCTTCTGTACAGGAAAGCGATGCATTCATCCAGATCCTCCGGCTCGTGGCTCCTGAAAAACCTGTTGATTGCGGCGGATGCGTGCCTGAACTCCCCGAAAGTCAGATCCTGGAGCAGTTCCCCCGGACCGTGAAGCCAAACAAGCCCCGAACGCACCACCGGCATCGGATTGGCGACCGAATCAAACGTCAGCGCAGCCGACTCCTCCGAAAAAAGGAATCCGAGGAACCTCTCGCACATCCGATAGACATTCTCATCCCTGACAGAAGAAGAGCCATTGAATATGTCCGTGAACCATCCCTTGACAGTTCTCCGTACCCTAAGCAGCATCCACAAGACCCTCACATTGAAGTCCAACGGCGATTCCCCACGCCTAAGGCACCACTCGAAGATCCTGAACACCTCACGCACCTGTTTCGGAGTCATCTCACTCCACGAGCCAGGCACCTGCACGACCTTACCGGTCTCGAAAACCTCAATCGTGTTCATCACTCGGTGGTAAAGAATTTGTTCCTCCTGTCATTCACAGGCAAAAGCTTAGGGTCCACCTTCTCCTCGCTGATCAGCGCCGACAAATCCGTCAAAGCGTTCTTGACCTCACTTTTCAGATTGCCGACGTACCAGTCGATCTCATCCATCGTGGCCACACGGTTGGACTTGTTGCCCTGATAGGTAGGGGAGAACCGCCTTGCGATCTCGATAGGGAACACCTCAAGGCTCCACCTCGTCCCAGCCACGATCACCGCACTGAGAATGGCCGCCCTTCTGGCCAGCGAGAGCACCCTCTCGTCAGCCGAGCCGTCGGCTATGGAAGCCCACTTATCCCCCGCGAACGGTCCTATCACCGCCCTTTGCCGCTCGATCACAAGCGCCTGGAGCAGATAATAGACATAGTAGCTTCCATCGACGGGATAGACAGCCTCGAACTCCTGAATATTCCTGACAATGGATTCGCCCGTCATCGTCCTCTTGGCCGACGCTTTCCAGTTCTCGTTGCCGGAAGTCTCCAAGTAGGTGTACAAAGCGTCCAGAGCCCTGAAATACCGCTCCCTCATCGCCCTGTCATCCCTGTCTATCTGCCATTCGTAAGGGCTTCTCTCATTGTCATCGATCTTGACCTTCCGTCCGGTCGATTCGTGTGACACGGATGAAAGCTTGGCGTAACGCATCAACGCAAGACACGCCACCGGAAGCCTTACAGCGGCTACAAGTTCCGGCTTCTCATCCTCATCGTAAGCCTCAGCGGCCTCCTTGACCACCTCCTGACTCACAAGCCGCGCCACCTCATCGGTGGCGAACCGGATCTCCGTCTCGATCAGCCTGAAAGGAGAGGAAGCGTACCATTGGCCGGTCAGATCCTCAAGTTCCTTGGAACCGTCCCGATTTCTGTTGAACAAATCCGTCATAATCACTGATTTTTAATCCTGGCCGAGGAAGTAAGGGCATCCTCCGCCGACAACTGCCTGTGGAAGAACCCAAGTTTCAGTCCCTTGCCCGGGAAATTGAACGCTATCGCCTGGTTGACCGGCTCCAGAATCGTCTGCGAGGCGATCTCCGTGTCCGAAAGCAGGAACAGCTTGAACGCATAGAGCAATTCAGAGCCGGAAGCCAGCTTTCCGTTCACCATCACGTTCGACAGCGACGGATGCAGCCCCATTCCGGATGTGATCGCAGATGCCGAAGCCTCCGAGATCTTCAACTGAGCCTCCACAAAGTCCTTCATCTTCTGGTCTATCGCCTCCACGGACCAAGACACACGTCCCGCGCCGCTTTCAGACGGCATATCGAGCGAATAGAAGAACTTTCCAGCGTTCTCCTTGCCGCTGAGCACATCCTGCATCTGCAACAGCAGATCCTCCGTCAACCGGCTGATCTCGTTCTCCACCTTGGTGTCATCCCAAGTCGGATGAACCATCCTAAGACGGTCACGCCTTTCCTCCCAGTACTCCTTGGGAGCCTTCACCAGATAAGCAAGGTTGATTCCGTTGTCCGTCACGTACTTGAATATGGTCGGAATCTCCGAACCCTTGACAATCCAGCGCAACGCTCCCCAATACTGAGGCACAGCATAGAAATCCCTTGCGAATGAATATGTGTGGTTGTACGATGCCGACGCTCCGAACCGTCCTGGATTCTTCCTGTCATAGACCGGATAGACCCTTACGCCCGTCCCCACGCAGGAATGCTCGAAATCCCCGACAACAATGTGTTTCACGTCCTTGATCTCCCTGCTGTCCGTCCACTCCAGCCTTGCGTTCTTTGAAGGAATATGCTCAAGATAGGCTATCTTTGGCTCCCTGCCTATTCTCCGGCCTTTCTCCAGATACTTGGCATCGAAGAACCCTTTCAGATGCAGGTAATCGGTCATACACCCCTTGATGTAGCTAATATAGTCCCAGCTGTCCAGCCACGCCTGGATCTCCCTGTCCTCCTCCCAGTTATGCACGATGTTTCCTTCCTGGTAAGCCAGCCGGTTAAGGAACACGCCCTGCCCGTAGAGAAGCCCCATCTGCCTTTCAAGGATTCCCGGACCAAGATTGTTTTCGTCCAGGATGTCCCTTAGGTGCACCGGCAGATTGTTGTCGTGGCCGAACGGCACGATCTTCTGTCCGCAAATCGTCTGGGGCAACTGTTCCCAGTTCCTCTGTTGCGCCATCCAAAACACGGAGTCCAGACTGCCGTCCCTCCTGTTGGAAAGCGCGAAAGCCCGGCCATCGTTCAGCCGCAGAACGGATGTGTGGTCGGATATTTTTTCGATTCTGCTCATACGAGTATCAGTTTTTGTCCGTTGAATGTCATCAGAAGCGGTTGGTAGAAACGCCTCGGCTCTCCGGTCTCCAGATCCGTGTAGCCCTCGATGATGTCAGCGTTCTTGTTGTGCTCCTTGGTTTCCCTATGTCTCAACACCCCGCGCCGGACATAGACGATCCCGTCGCTTGTGCCTTTCGTGGGGTTATAGCTCATAAACGAGAAGCTGAAGCTCCTGTCTTCCTCTGACAGTCGCCTCATCTCCGTCAATGCTTCATATACGTTCATATCACAAAGTTAGCCACCTCCCAAGACGATAAAAAGGACACCACGCCCAACCCGGAAACTACAGCCCAAGGCTCGGCTATTTCAGCAAAACGGGCTTGTTTTGTGAATATATTCCCGTCAAAATCAAGTGGTTCAAAGCCTTGCACCCCGCCGCGGCAAAAACGCACTTTTTCGGACGCAAAAGAGCCCGGGCCGCGCAACGGAAGAATCGCAATTGCGATTCCTTCCCGAGGGTGATATATGGCGCACGCCCCGCTCAGTCCTTGTTTTTCCCGACCGCACGAGGATCCGTCGCCGAGGACGGCAGCATCGTCTTGCCGCTGGCCACGCCTCTGAGTTGCTTGGTCATCACAAGATACTTGAATGAGTCTGATGGGTTGGTGGACTCCGTAGGCAGCTGCTCCACCGGTAACTTCTCGCTTTTCTTATCCTTGAACACAACCCCGTTCCTGACCACAGTCCTTGCCTTTTCCAATGACAGCTTCAGATGCTTGGCCGCATACGCGTCGATGCGAATCACCGGCAACCGTGGATTACGCTCACTCATTATCTCCTGCATAAATGAATATTCCTCCGGCTGCCCGATGTTGCCCTGGTTGATGGACATGAGCTGCACCGTCCACCCTGTACGGCGGCCGGATTCATCATATTCAATAGCCTTCTTTAACTTGCCGACCTGATCCTCACCCACGGACTTGTAGGAGTTGCCTGCACGGTCATAGTACAGCATCAGGGTCTTGCGCCTCACAGGTGCGAAGAAGGCGCGGAACTTCTCTCCAAGGTCAGGGACATATTCAGGCGCAAGAGTGTAGAGGAACTTCACAACACGCAGGCACGAGCGTCCCTTCTCGGTGTCATTCTGGGCAATGGACATCGAGCACATATTCCCGAAATCCACTCCTGCGATGAGCGGTTTGTCCAGATCTATATATTTCAGCACCCTGCAATCCTCCTGATCAAGCAGTCCGAATCCATCGTAGGCTTCCTCATCCGTGCCATCATAATAGAAGTGGCGTTCACTCAAGGAGGTGTAGAAGCGGTCGCCTGATTCCAGGGACGGGCGCATAGAGAGGATGGCCGTGTTCAGATCAGGAAGCTTACCAGCGATGGCATCCCCGAACCATTGCTCAGTGAGGATGTCCACATTGATGTAGGATGATGCCAGCATGAAGAAAGTCCTGGCTTCCTTACGCATCCTAAGTTCAGTCCACCTCGCCTTCCACTGCTCGGCCACACGGCACTTGCCGCGGTAGATGTTAAGATCCTCGCCGCTGTGGGTTTTCAACCATTTGTCTTTGGCGGCGGCAGCCTCGTGCAGGCATTCGTTATAGACCAGGCCGGCTTTCAGCACAAGCACGATGGCCGGGATGTCCATATTGTGGGCATATTTCAGGATCCAGTCATATTCCCCGATGTGCGTGGTGTCCGGCATATCGGTGGTGAAACTGAATCCTCGGTAGAAGACACTATGACCATATTCCTGCCTGTAGCCACGGACTGCCTTCAGAAGATTGGAGATCTTGTCCTCACGGAAGTATTTCACCTCGTCTCCGAAGACAAACACATAGGATGCTCCGGCCAGTGTGGCCGGACGGTCGAGGGAACCGAACCTGATGTTGGTGCCGGTGTAGAAGATGATGGTTCGCTTGTAGGAGACCAGTTTGTTGAACGGTTTCCAGAAATGGGGCTTAAGCCAGTCCGGGAGACCAGCCTTTTCCGCATCTGTAAAGGTGGGCGGCTCCTTCTCGATGACATAGTGGACTCCTTCACGCAGGCCTTTGCGCTCCAGTCCCTCCAGAACAGAAGGGAGGATGTTGGCGTTCAGGTTCGTGAACGTGTCGGCCACCCAGACGACGGGCGCTCCTGGCATATCATAGATGACATCCAGCAGTCTTTCGGCCTGGATGTCGGTTGTCTTGGCTCCGCCACGCCCCACGACATTGAGGTTCTGACAGGCGCCGGCCAGCGACACTATCTGGGCGAAAGGGTTCTGGTACTGGACGGAGGCGGCTTGTGTGGATCCGGGCTTAACTCTCTTCCTTTGCATCTTCGAGGTATTTTACGATGTCGAGATCAACGATGCCTGCATCGGTCCTGAGCCGTCTCTTGACGGACTCCGGAGCGACCACGGTGTCAATCTGCCTTTCCAGCTCATCACGGTTGGCTGCCGGAAGTCCGATGGATTCTGGCGTTGCGGAAAGCAGACGGAACATCGGCTGGTAGATTTCAGCCGGAAGCTTGGCCGGATCATCTTTGTCCAGCTGGAGGGCACGCGCCTTGTTGGCAAGGATGTCAGCGGCCACGGCATAGTCCTTCGATGTCTTGGCGGCGTCCCTCGCGGCGACATATAGAGTGTCGAACTGATCCGCCATCTTGTTGCGCATCGCCTCCTTGGAGACCTTGCGGTTGCAGTAGAAGAGTTCCACGGCTTCTGAATATATGTCCGCGGCCCGTTGGTAGGGAATGCCGAAAGGGACGCTGGTCAGGAACTTGATCGTCCTCCTTTTGCCATACTGGCCGTCCAATGAATATATCAGCGTCAGCAGGTCTATGTAGATCTGTTCCTTGTCGGAAAGGTTGCCCTTTGATCCGGAAGCAATATATTCCTGAATCTTCTCGAACGCGCCTTCTTTCTCGGCACCGCCGAACAGATCCAGCTTTGAGATGGTGAAACTTTTGTCCCGGACGATGTCGCGGAACTGCTCGACGGAGTCGGCGTCGCCATCCATAGCTCCACGCACAACGGCAAGTTCGATCTTGGCCCTCTTCTCCAGCTGGCCGCGTTTGATGGCGTTGCTAATCCGCTGATCATCTATCGTGACGGGATCAGCCAAGATGACATCCAATTGCCTTTCTGTGATGTCAAGGAATCCGGCCAGTTCGGCATCAGTCCAGCCGATGGCCGCAAGGGATGAAAGATCATCGAGAAGTTCGGTTGTCAGTTCCTTCATATTCTTTAATCATTCGGTTTATCTCATCGAGCGTCATCTTCAGGCGGGAAAGCCTTTCCTCTCTTGACACTTTCAGGTCAGGGCGGTCGCCTTTCTTGATTTCCCGCTCCGCGCGCCAGATGGAATCCTGGACATTGCGCCTTTTCCGGATTAGCTCGGTGATCGGCATTCGTCTCAGATTATCCAGTTTCTTTGTCAAGGCGAAAATCGGATGTTTGCCAAGAATCCGGTGATGCTCCTTGTAGTATTGAAATTCAGTGCGGGAAACTGAATTTTGATAAAAATTTCTTACCGTTTTTTCCGCGGCCTCGAAGCACTCTTCCGGAGTGGTGCATTTGAACAGATCCTCGTGGGCGTTGACATAGTTGTGCCACGATGTGATCATATCCGCGGCAAGGGCCTTCAGTTCGGTCGGGCAATCAGGTTCGGAGAGGAACGGCCAGTCTTCCCGGAACCGCCCGCCTTTCGTCAATGTCTGCGAGAACGGAACCTCTGTGGCGAACGGAAGCAAAGCTTTCTTCAGGAGGTGTGAATATTCCTTCGGCGCCTTCCTGACAAGAGCGTCGAGCCACTTGTTGGGCGCGTATATGCTCAAGAGCCGAAGTCCTTCAGTGACCTCGGCTCCCGAACATATCCATCTGTCAATCTCGTTACTCATTCAGCAGGTACTGGTCAATCAGATGTGTGATGGCCGCATAGCCTTGAGGAGTGGCGAACACGAACTTCTTGCGGACGAACGCCTCGATGACAAGATGTTCGCAAGGATTCGCGCGATAGACCGGAGTCACGATGTTGCCGAACCGGAATCCGGCCTCGATTGGTCTATGGAGATTCTTCTTGAAGTAGTCCTTTAGGAACTCCTCCGCTGTCTGGTTTTCCGCTGGAAGCGCGTCCACGAGTTTCTCCTTGGAGAACGGTTTCGGCAGCCTTTCGCTGAAAACCTTGTTGCCTTGAACGTCAAGGAACACAAGCGGTGTGGCCAGTTCTCCGATGGAAATCTTGGCGCAAGGAACGCAGTTGGCCGGCACGAGGATGAAATCATCGGAGATATTGTTGTCGGCGATGATTCCGGCAAGAATGTCACGGATGTCAGCGTCCGGTTCAACCGTGAAGACAACAGGCTTGACACCTGTCATCTTCTCCCAGGCTTTGGACAACTGGCCGTCCGTGCCCTCGTAGGCACAGACAACCAGATTCGTTCCGCCGCTTACAGGGTTGCCCGCAACCTTGCCTTTGACGGCTTTTGTGTCGATCTTAGACATCCGCTAAGCTCCTCCGGTCGCGCTTGTGGCGTCCTCGGCGATCTCCGGCATCTCTCCGGCATATTCACCGGCCAGGAACTTGTCAGGCAACGCCTGCTTCCAGGTAAGAGTCCTCTTGGTCGCCTCACCGTCCATCTTGGTCTCAAGAGACAACCTGAGCGGGTTGCAGACACGTCCCATAATCTGAGGACGGCCAGCAGTTGTTCCGTCGCACTCCTGCACGATGGCGATCACGCCACGGTTCTTGAAGATCTCGATGAAATTCTTGATGGCCACAGAGTTGCCCGGGTGGTCGAACACGATACCGGTCTTGATTCCCTCGGCGTCCGGATCTCCGGAAAGTTCCTCGGTGACCTGAATCGTGGAAGCCGTGGCATAGATGGAGATTGCCTTTGCGCCGGTCTTCAATGTGAGGTCTCCAGTTACAACGCAGTTGCCAACCTCTCTTGCCGGTTCGCTGGCGACATCCTCCACATCTACGAGGATGATCTGTGATTTTCTGGTGGCGGCGCAACCAGCGCCGTCACCAGGTCTTGGAATTGATGATTTAACGTAAGCCATAATTCACGCTTGTTATTTGGTTATGCACCGCCTTGACCCTGATCCGGGTTGGTCTCTGAACCCTGATCCGTGGTGTTGTCAGCAGCCTTCTTTCCGTTCTCCCACTTGTCGGTGTCCGGAACATCCGAAACGATGCTCTCGACCGGAGTGTAGCCGTCCGGAACAGCGGCATAGACAGCCTCGGCGATCTTGAATCCCGTTGAGAGGGAATATTCACCGAACACCTTCACATCGTAGTTCTGCTCCTCAATCTTGACGATGCAGTTCTCCGCCTTTGAGAGGTCAACCAGCTCCACGAAGTTCTCCTTTGGAGTCGCGAAGATGATAGGGGAGTTGTACATTGACTTGAGAGGCACGAGATGGAAGTTCGTGAAACGGATGCTTCCGTCATTCTCGAATCCGGTGTACTTGCCGTTCACGGCGAAGTCAGCCCTCTTGTAGCGTGTCAGCAACTGCTCGGAGCAGTGGATGGTCACGATGTGGGCGAACAGTCCGGAGATGCTGTCCACGAAGCCGTCTATGTAGGCGAGGAGTTCGGAGTCCGACATCGCCATCGGGTCGGCCGCCGCCTTGTAGTAGTTGATCTTGCAGTTCTCATCGGACTTGCCCTCCACAAGGATGGTCTCGAAACCGTCCATAGAGTTCTTGGCGGCCTTGCCCGCGTCACCGTCAGCGACAACGCCAGCATCGATGAACTTACCCTTTGCGATCATCGAGATGGTGATGTCATCCAGCACCTTAGGCAGGATGTGGTTCTCGATGATGTAGCGGGTGATAGGCATATCCGCCATAGTCTTGCCCTGCTCGTAGAGATAGAGCAGCCAGCTCTTGAGCACATCGGCCGGCTGGATCAGCACGTTCAGCTTGTGACGGCGATAAGGAATCCTGATCGGAGTGAACTTGGCCGCTCCCTTAGGAGTCCATTTCGGTGTGAACTGCTGTGAGACCTCGGACATAATGGCCGCGCTTGCGATGTAGTCCGTGTTGGACTGGATGCGGGTCATATGCTTGGCGTCATCGAATCCATTGTAGATCCTCTTGTTCAGGAGCTCCAACTTCATCTTAGGAGGCATCGTCATCTTGAACTCGGCGTTGAGATCCGTGATGTCGATAGACGCGTCTTCCATCGCCGTGAAAGCGTAAGGATTGACGGAATCAAGGGCTTCCTTCACGATCTTGTTGTGTGCCGCCGCCATATTGATGGCAAAGACCTTGGCCTCCTTGGACGCAGGAACTGCCGTGGCAGCCGGCTTAGGCTCCGGCTCGGAAGCCAATGAGACAACGTCCTTCTGAAGCTTCTTCACCTGCTCTTTAAGTGCCTTGGTGGCCTCATCTGTCTTGGCGGCCACGGCGGCGTTGAAAAGGGTCACGGCATCACCCTCCTCATCGAGGTTGATGCTTTCCAGTTTGTCGAGAAAGTCCTGGCCGTAGTTCTCCAGAACCTTCTGCCGCTCCTGATCGGAAAGGGAAACCTTGCCGTCCTTGACGTCAAGCTCGCTCTTGCCGAAGAGACGGGCCACAAGTCGGCCCATCTTGGAATTGTTGAGAGTTTTCTTATCCATTATGAAAAAGATTGGTTAAACGCTTGTGAGTGCGAAGACCGCCTCGATGGTCTCGGAAAGGGTCTTCTTGGCATCGGCCATATTCAGGCGCAACGCCTCAGCGGTGCCGAACATCGCGCCGCTCAGAACTCCTTTCTCCTCTTTCTGAATATTCGGCCTTCCGGACACGACCGCATTCTGGAATTGCTCCACCAGCGGTTTGAGTTCCGCCTTGGCGGCCTCGAAGTTTCCGGCCAGAGCTTCCCTATAGGCCCTGTTCTTCTCTGAGGACTCATCGGCATAGACTACTAAAGTCCTTTCCCCGTTTGATGGGTTGGTTGCTGAATTGTCAACGAAGACAGCCATCGCACCGATGGAACCGACCTCTGAGAGATCGTTGTCCATATAGATAGCATCGCATTGTGAGGCCACCCAGTAGGCCGCCGAGGCGCAGCAGTCAGCGTGCACATAGACCGGTTTCCTGTGGGCCTTGGCGTAGCTGATAGCTTCAAGCATCGGCGGTATGGCCGAGCAGCTTCCGCCAGGGGAGTCTATGTCCAGGACGATGCCGATGACATTTTCATCATCGGCCATCTCCCGGAGTTTGTTTGCTATGAACGAAGTTCCATAACTTGTGCAGGTGTCGTATTTGGTCATCGTGCCGTGAAGCGGAACAATGGCGACACTCTTGGATTCCTCGGTCTGCGTACCGGAATCGGCCACGGTGGAGACCTCCGACGACTTCACCTCCATCTCAACCGGAGTCTTGCTGAGGAAAGCACGAGCGATAGGAAGCAGCTGCTCCGGATTGGAGACCAGCCACTTCCCCTGCACGATGTCCCTTGCCAGTTGGAATGTGTCTGCTTTCATCTTGTTAATCAATGTTTACGCAAAGATACCAGCGAGACACCCGTAAGGAAAGGACACGCTAAAAGACAGGGAATTGATACGAGCTTGACAGCTTCAAGGTGTTGGTTTCGTTGACCTCGAAGGCAAGAGGCAAGTCCTCGGTGCCGTAAGTCTCATCGTCCCCGTGGCAGAATCCTACCTTTAATATAAGGTTGTCCCTCATAATCTCCGAGGACTCCGAAAGCGTGGCGTTGATCTTGACGGTGGCCAGCCTCCCGGCATCCTCCGTCTTCTCCGACCGCTCGATGGTGGCGGTCCCTGGAATGAGCGCAAGTTTATGCCAGACTCCATCCTGTCTGTCAAGGCTCTGGGCCTGCAATGAGTCAATGATTCTGATCATCTTTCAATCCGTTTATGTTTATACTGCTGTTGATGTAATCCACCTTGTTGATAAGTTTCTTCACCAGTTTGTCCAGCGTCTGTTGCGATTGCCTGTAGATCCTCTTGTGCAGCGCGTCGAAATAGTCGGTGCTGAACAATCCCCTCGACACGATGAACGCAGTGACTATGTCCTTCTTCTGGACTCCGAGCTCGTAGCCGGCAAGGTAGTACTGCTTGAACTCGATGTCAAAGAAGGCGTTGATCGCCATATTCAACGCCACCGTGCTGTACTTGTCATAATAAAGGAACTTATCCCTCATAGGAGCCGTGGCGATGTCGCTTGGCAACTCCAGATCCACGACCTTGTCGCCTTCCAGAGCCACCGGACCCTCCGCCACCTTGCAATGAGCCACGAGAAGCCTGCCTATGCTGTTTCGGGCATAGACTTTCAGAGGCCCGCCCGGACTGTCAGGCGGGAACAGGTAAGCCAGATAATCCGCCATCATCGGCGAATCCACTTTCAATTTGACATCAAGCATTTCACAGTTCATCAAATATTATAGCCACATTTTTCGCAAAAACAGCAACTACACCAACTACACTTGAAGCTATGTTTGATTTTCAATGAGTTAATCAAAAACGAGGTGTAGTTGACCCTCGAAAATGTGTAGTTAGTGTAGTTGGAGACTGCCCAAGTGTAGTTGAATGTAGTTGGAGTGTAGTTCTTCAACTACACCGCAACTACACCTTATTTCGTTAATATTCATTCATTTACTTCAAGTGTAGTTAGTGTAGTTAGTGTAGTTGGGGGTTTTCGTTTCCTCAGCAAAATAATTTTTCACTAATTTACGTAATTTATTGAAGAACTACAATAGATAGCACAAGATAAACTTTTGTTCTATTTGAATATATGTGAAAATAGTTATCCTATTTGTGCCAAATTTTGGCACAACCACTCCGATTTTCCTCATTTTCCCCATTTCCCCCGAAAATCACCCTCTTGGTGAAAATCGTAAGCAAATCAACTCTATTTGCTTATGGTTTTCGCTTTGGCCCTTTGAAAACCCCATTCCACCCACTTGTTTCCAATAAAAATCGTAAGTAATTAATGAAATATCAGCGACTCTTCCTGTATGACACAAAAAAAGGCGGCGTCCATACGGATGCCGCCGCGCCTGTCGGTGAATGAGATACTCGCCTTATCCTGAGTCAGGTTGCAATCAGGCGAATTTGACAGACGATAGTTCTTGGCTGAAGTTCTTTATGCCCTCCTCGATTTTCTTCACGGTCTTCGGGGAAGGATGCCTGTAGCCGCTGATGTAGTGGCTAAGAATGGTCTGGCTCACTCCGGTTACTTTCTCCAGTCCGGCGAGCGTTAGGATAAACGCATATTGTTGGAGGAAAGAGGGAACGTCGTTGTAGAACTCAAAATCGACATCCGGACACTCTTTGCCCTCTTCCGCAAGCATCTGCTTTGCCTCCTCATAAGAGTTGTAAAAGTCCTCTATGGCTTCTTTGGCTGTCTTGCCTTGACCGAGAAGTCCGAATGGAATCGCTTTGTTATACTCCATTGTTGCGTCGAAGGTTCCGTCCGAACCTCTCGCGATATAAACCTTTGCCTTCATATCTGATTTTATTAATTAAATATTTGTTAAGCATTGGGGTGGGTTATAGTTCCACCCCCGATTGCTTGCTTATGTTCTCCAATGTCCGGTCTTTCGCTTCTTGGCTGCTGTGTCGCGGTATCTGGAACTTTATTCCTGTTATCGGACTGAACCACCAGTCGTGGTTTTTACCGTGCGAGAGGAAAGAGCATCCGCCTTTCTTCAGCTTCCTTATGACTTCCGAGTATCTCATTACCGTTATTGTTTTGATTGCACTGCAAAGATAAGGAATTTCTTAACATTTACCAAATTTTTGGCGATTATTTTTACTTTTTCTTTTTTCCGAAAACGGCCTCGACCTCCTCGTCCGTGTCCGGATCACGTCTGATCCGGCGGTAATCGGAGCTGAAGGTGATGCTGACAAGGCGTTCCTGATGGCAGATGCAGATCAGGCCGATGATGGCTTCGTAGTCTCGTGGTGAGACCTGAACGAGATAGTCAACCCATTCCAGAAGAGGGAGGCTCCGCAGCCACTTCACATACGCCCGCCGCCTGGCCGCAATCACATTGGCGTACCTGTTCCGGAACGCCTCCTCCTGCTTCCTTGAATACAGAACATATCTCCTCAGGTCTTCCATCACTCCTCCCAAAGTTCGGCATCAACCGCTTCGGCTGGCTCGGTGACCGATGGGGGAGCGCTGGCCGCCGTGCGGTTGTCACCAATCTCCAACGTGTCCGTAGAAATGTCCAGATCTATTCCGTAATTGACCTTCAGCGCGTCATAGTCAAAGACCATCGCCGTGGTGACGCGGCTCTTGCCGGTCTCAGGATTGCTCGACACGTAGGTCTTGTTCTCCAGCAGCTTGAACCGCATCGACTTGGCCGTACCTATGAACTCCGGTGAATGCTCAAGATAGTACTTCAGCGAATCCCTCGGGATCACCTTGCCGTTCACGTCCTTGCCCTCCTTCATATAGAGAGCCGAAAGCCGCTGGAAAGCCAGATAGATGTACCGCACTCCGTGCTTCGGCTCGAACGGAACATCCGACTCCTTGATGGCGAACGGACGGTCCCCGGCGCAAAGCTTATAGTCGATGTTGATGTACGCCTGCCCGGATGCCACCAGATTCTCCACAATCTCCCAGAAGCCTGAAAGCTCGTTGTTCTGCTTAGTCTTCTGGTTCTGATCCACACAACCCTTGCAGCAAAGCCTGAATATCTCCTCGCTGTCAAACGGCACATCGATGTCCGTCCTCAAAGCCCGGTAGGCCGCCAGCAGGATAGCCCAGTTCCTCAGTGTCCTGTCCTCGACATTGTACGAACGCACCCTGTCATTCATGTCCGACAAAGTCTCATCCCAAACCCTTCTGAAATCCGTCTGGAACTTGGAGCGCAACTGCAACAACTGGTTCGTCAGATGCGTAAGCCCCCGCTTCTCGATAAGCTTCAGATTCTCGTAGTTCCTCTTCTCCTGGTCGCTGAACGTTGTCTTGCTGAATGTCAGGAACACAAGCCGGTTGAACAGAGCGATGTCGGCGGTCGGCATCTCCTGACCGCTCATCACAACCCCGCAGTCCACAGCCGTGGTCTCGCGCCTCTTGTCGTTGTCCATATTCATCCTCGAACGCCCCGCGCCGTCCCATATTCCTTTAAGGAACTCCCGCTTCTCCAGATCAAGGTTGTTCTTATATTCATCGAGATGCACCACCGCGTTGCTCACCTCCGCCACCGCCTCGGCAAGAGCCGCCTTGGTCGTGTTGTTGATGTTCGGCGCGATGTTGCCCGTCACGAAGAAGGAAGTCAGCGAATGACCCAGCTCCGACTTTCCCGTGCCCTTCGGGCCGAACAGATCCAGAATGGGGAACGATGTTGTCACCGATGTCACAACGTCCTTGAACAGCGACGCGAACAGGAAGCAAAGCGCCACCTTGGCGTTGTCCCCGAACACGGTGATGAGTTTCTCTGAATATTCCCGCAGCGTGATGGTGTTAGCCTCCGTATAGACAAATTTCCTTGCCAGCTGGTAGCCTTGGGTATTGTCCCTTGTGTCCAGCGCGCAACCAGGAAGATAGAACTTCTGACCCTTGATGTCGATGATTCCGTACTTGTCCACCGGCTTGAACGTGCCGTTGTCAAGGCCGCCGTTGCCCCAGGCATAGAAGCCCCACTTCTTCTGCCACCCCAGCTGCTTGATCTCATCAGCCGAAGGCGTGCCGTCATAGAGGAACTTCTTCAGTGAGGTAAGCTCGTTGGCTGTGGCCTCCCAGACGTAGTTGCCCGCCGTCTCGACACGCGTCTTGAAATCGGTGAACGAGACCAGCTCGCTCTGGTTCAGCTTCACCACGGCCTCCTGCTGTTTGACGTTTCTCAGTGTGAATATCCTCCGGGCGTTCTTCTCATCCCGGATGTGCAGGATCGGAGTCATCGTGAAGTTGCTCCACCTCACATCGTTCCCGGATCTTGAAGCCCCATAGTAGCAGTTGTTCTTGACGTAGAAGCCATAGTTCTGGAGCATCTCCTTGGTTCCGTCCTCTTTCGCCTCCGCCCGCTCCTGATCATTCTTGGCCTTGAAATATTCCTGGTTCCAGATCCTTCCGAACTTGTAGGCCTTCGTGAAGGTCTCCCGGTACATATCAGCCGTGCTCTGGTCCGGCACCTTGGCCAGCAGCTTGCAGACCTCGGTGATCACGGCGGCCTTCTCCGTCTGCGAAGCGGCTGCTTCCATCCATCTCTTGCAGATCCAAGGAATATAATCGTTCGTCCTCTGGAGGTTGCATTCGTCAAATTCGTGCTGATGTGTCCGGAAGAACTCATCAGCATCCTTGCCAAGCTCCGGCGGCAACTCCATCACACTGACCGAAAGCCCCGCCTCCGTCATCAGCTTGGCGTTCTTCTGGACCGCCTCGATACCGGCCTCGTCTGTGTCCCCGATGATCGTGACCCTTTCGGCCCTGGATTTCAGCAGGTCGATCTGGTCCTGAGTCAAAGCCGTTCCGCACGGAGCCACGGCATTCTTCACCCCGATCTCGTGCAACCGGCATACGTCCAGATTGCCCTCGACAAGGTAAGCCTGCTTCGTGGCGTAGATCTGCATATTCGCCTGGAGCCACCCGAAAAGGATTCCCTTCTTCTTGTACAGTTCAGTCTCCCCGGTGTTCAGGTACTTGGGAACGCCCGGCTTGTCACCGATGTACCGTCCGGAAAAACCCGCTATGTAGCCGCTTGTCCAGAACACCGGAAACATTATCCTGTGCCTGAACGAGTCATAGACCTGCCCGGTGTCCTCGTTCCTCTTGACCAGTCCTGCCGCAAGCAGCACGTCCTCCTTCCATCCAAGTCCCGTCAGGTACTGTTTCAGGCCTCCTTTCTCTGGAGCGTAGCCGATGCAGAACAGCTCGGCGGTCTCGGCTTTGATCCCGCGCTTCTTCAGGACATATTCCTTGGCTCCAGGTGATTCCTTGTACCGTTGGATGAACCACTCGGAGGCCAGCTTGTTCACCGTCATCAGTTGCGACCGTCTGAACTCCGCCGCCTTCTCCTCCGGTGTAGGCTCCTTCTTCTCGTAGTCGATTCCCAACCGTCCGGCAAGATGCTCCACCGCCTCGTAGAACGTCATCCCGCGCCTCTCCATCACAAAGCTGATGGCGTCGCCGGTACGTCCGCACCCGAAGCAGTGGTACAAATTCCTCGATGGTGTCACCACGAACGAAGGAGTCTTCTCCCCGTGGAAAGGGCAACAGCATTTGTAGTGGCTGCCTTCTCGCTTGAGCTCCACGCCCTCGTCCTGGATGATCGAGACGATGTCCCGCTCCTTGATCTGGTCTTTTACATAGTCGGGGATCATAAGTCAAATAAATCTATGGCCTGGCCTTTGTCCGAACTCTCGAATATCCTTTTGCAGGAATCATCGTCCACTCTCTCGTTAGCCTGGTCTATCTCGAAAATCAGCTTCCTTGCGATGCCGATGCTTTGCTCAAGGTAGCATTTGCGCTGGATCTCCCAAGTCTGCATCCGTACCGGTTCAAGCCCTGCGAACTCCATCAACTGGACTTCCCAAAGCTGCACGGCCATCTGGCACGCCCCGCGCAGTGCCGACCATTCCGGCCTGTCCATCTCGAACACCGAGATCAGGCCTCTTGAATCCTTGTCGGCGTACATAGCCTACCGCTTTTCAGGAAACAACTCCTCCACGGACTCCTCGACCCCGAAGACATCCTTGACGTACTTCCTGATGTTCTCCTGATAGAGCGGCTTAGGCCGCCTCGTCCCGTTGCACCAGGAATATGCCGTTGGGTACGACACCCCGTCCATCACGATCAACGTCAACAAATCATTCCGCTGTTTCTGGCCCGCGGTCTCCCAAATCTCTTTGATTGCCATATCTTAATGAATATTATTGATTTCAGTCTAATAGTTTCAGCCCTTTGCTGATGATTTTTATTGCCTCCCTCTTAGAGTCCATACTGGCGTGGGTATAGATATCCAGAGTTGTGGATATATCCGAGTGTCCCAATATTCTCGACACGCTGGCGATGTCCGCTCCACCTCGGATCATATTTGTCGCGAACGAGTGTCTTAGGCCGTGGAATTTGATTATTCTTACCCCGGCTTTTGTGCAAAGATTATTAAAGTGATGCCGAAAGGTTCTTGGCTCTGTGCACTTTTCTGTTCCGCTTGCGATGTAAAAATTGTCAGGCATTATTCCCCTTACTTTCGCGAGACACTTTGCGAGCTGTGCCGTAATGGGGATGCATCGGTTGCTGGATCTGGTCTTTGGTATCCCTTCCCGAACGTATGACTTTTTTTCGCCCGTGCTGCCGAATGTCTTTGGAATATACACTCTTGCAATTGTGCAATCGACAGTGATCGTTTTTTCTTTAGGGTCAACGTTCCTCCATTTCAGCCCGCAGACCTCCCCGATCCGTAGTCCGGTCATCATTGTGATCAGGATGGCGATTCCCTCGTAGGACGGATGCTCCATGATGTATCCAGCAAGGCGTCTCAATTCTTCCGGAGAGTATGTCTCTAGTTCTTTCATTGCGCCTTCTTCGCGAGGATATTGTAAATTGAATTTTGGCAGGTAGAGATCTAAGCCGTCCAAAAACCATCCCATTATCATTTTGACAAGGACTATAATGTCCTTTATGGATTTTGTGCTAAGTCCGGTTTGATGGAGCCGACCTATCATATCCTGAAGATGTCTGGAGCGTATGTTTTTGATTTCCATATTCGCAATCTCATCATTTTTGATATGATTCCTGTACATCAAGTCATACGCTGCCAGCGTCGAGTCTCTGACCATATACTCCTTGTTTTTGAACCAATGCTCGTATTCTTCGTTAATTGTGCTCATAACTATGATAATTTGAATATTTCCGAAAATCCAAGCGCGTCATTCCGCTTGTTGACAAGCCGGTAATGAGCGATAACCTTCTGCTCCAGGGCATCCCCGTGATAGACATCCCCGACAATCCCCCTGACCGACAAGTTGAAAAGGAGTATCGGTATCGATCTGTCCGAAAGTTCCCAACACTCGACCGGATTGTCGTTCGGGTAATAGTCGAACGGAATCCGCTTTCGGCATAGTTCCCACCATTTGGCTATGATCATCGAGCCGTTTCCGGCGGTCGGCTCCAGAATCCCTTGTCTGCGTGCACCGTTGTCGGTGATCATCGCAGCCAGCTGCGAAGCGGCCGCCGGAGTAAAGTCCTGCTTTTTCTGACCGCGCTCGCTTAGCTCCGCCTCGTAGATGGGCTGGAACCATTCCCTGTCCATCGCAAAGTCGTTCGCCTCCAGCATTGCCCTGTAGAACTTCTGTCTGTTGACTGGATCCCCGAACAGAACCGTCATCAAAGCCTCCGGAATCAGCCTCGTGTCATTTATTCCAAGTGTTGTCAAAAGAAACTCTTTAGTCATTGAAAATCAACAAAATAAATTGAAAATATCTTGAAAAATAATTGTGTAATTCAAAATAAATGCGTACCTTTGTATTGCGGTTCAGTGAGAACCGCGAAAGAGGAATCTGAAACGCTTGAAAGGGAGTAAGAAAAAACAGCCAAACTTCTGAAAATATGAGAGTCGAAGTTCTTAAAATCAGAATTTGGAAAATAGTGATAACACTTGTAGAGGTTACACTTTAGTTTTCCGAGGGAGGGGATCCGAAACATCCCCTCTCGTTTGGCTGTCTTCCGCAAATTTAACACATTTTGTATGCAAAACAAAAATCTGTCATCTTCACAAACTCCTTCCGAGTCCGCGTCCTGGGGCGGTGCCCGTTCCGGTGCCGGCCGCAAGTCCAAGCCCCACGGAAAGTCCTACACCTTCCAGTCCACCCCCGAGGTTGACGCGTTCCTCTCTTCCTATCAGGGCAACAAGACCGAGTTCATCAACCGGGCTATCCTGACCCTTGCGGGAAAGTCTCCCGAATGACCTTGCCCGACATATTCCGGATCAGTTCCAGTTGTCGTGTCTTATCTGCTTTTCAAGCAATTCACCGCAGTGTCTGGCCGCGGTGAATTTTTGTATCCGCTGCACTCTGTACCTCTTGCCTTCTCCTGTCTTCGTCACCGCTGGTGATTTGATTATCCCGTTGACCGTCTTCCGTGCCAACCTGTTCTGAATCTTTCGTGCTATTGAACTCATAATATTGCTGATTAACCAATTTCGCCCCCGGGAACGGAATCGAACCGCTCACATCGCGCTAGGCTTTCGGGGCAGACCCCGCCCTCCTGGGCTTTACATCCTACGCAAGTCTGCCTACGTGCTGGCAGGGACCCATATCCTGCCCTTTCCGGGGAGTTGCCGGTCTTTCCCGGCTGTCAAACTTACTTAACTCAACACTATCTAAACATACGGTCTCTCACCGCCCGACGCTCCTTAACGCCGTAATTGAATTGATAAAACTGAGATCCCGCGCCGGACTCGAACCGGTAATGACTAAAACTTATGATTTTTGACAAAAAGGTTATTTGTGCCTGGTGCACTTTTGAGTAACTCTCCACAGAGCATCGCGGGATTGTTCACGCCTCGCGGCGCTACGGTTGTAGGTTCTCTCAGGACCTCAATTGATAGATTTGCCAAGACCTATTATTTATCGTCATCCTCCTTGAACGCCCACCAGTACAGCGCAACCACACCGACCAGCATCACTCCTTCCACAATGTAATGAACCAAACATATCAGACCACATCCTCCTCAAGCGTCACCATAATGAATTTCACAAGCTCGTCCCAATCCCACTTTCCGGGATCACGCTCCGGCATCCCACCCTTGTCAAGCCTCCACACACCGGCGGCGCACTCCCAAGCCGCCACGCATTGCTCCAACCTGTCAGCTATGAACTCCCTCGCAAGCGGCCTTATGTCCTCTCCTTCCTGCGTCTTATTCCAAATTCTGACAATGTTCACTCCGGCATCCATATGATGCTTGGCCATCAGGTCGATGAACTTATCCCTATTGACACTATCTCTTTCCATACCCAATGAATATCTCAATTGATACCACGCTTTGCGCTATGCGTCACCACCATATCTTTCAGCATCCACGCGTCCGGATTGCTTTCCGGATTGAACAGCCACGCCATCTCAACCTTAAAAGCCTTGCGACGGCACCGAGCCTTGTGACTACGGTCCCCATCTCCCCGAAACTCATCGCTATCCCCAGCGTTCCCAGGTGCCACCACGCGAACTCCGCCTTCCCCGCAACCGCCTGCACCGCGTTCACCATCAACGCCACCGCGATCACCACCGCAAGCACCCTCCAGATGCCCACCGATGTCCTTTCCATTCGATCTTCTACGCTCATAACTCATTTGTTTTGTGAATATTTTATTGTTATCTTCGCTCATTTGATGCTGTATTGCATTTGTATTGCGTTTGTGTTTACATGGCAAAGTTATGATAATTATCTTGATTTCCAAGATAAAAATAGAGAAAATTTATGACGGAAAAAGAGAAGATAAAGCAATATCTTGAAAGCAAAGGTATTAGCAAGAATAGTTTTTATCAGAAAACTGGGCTGTCAATGGGCTTCCTTGACAGTGGTAAAAGTCTAGGTGTCGATAAGCTTAAGACAATTATCGAGAATTTTCCCGATATTTCCCTTGATTGGATAGTACTTGATAAGGGGGGGGGGGAGTCCTCCAATAATTCTATATCTAACGGTTCAGGCGTGGTCTTGAGTGGACAGAATAACGGCAACACCATCGACAACCGCCAATATTATTCCGACAGCCCCGATGTCCTCCGCGCCCAGATCGAGCTCCTCGACGAACGCATCAAGGAGAAGGACGCCCAGATCAAAGAGAAGGACGCCCAGATCAACCGTCTCCTCTCCATCCTCGAAAAACAATAAGAAAGGCTGCGCCTCGCGGCGTGACCTTTCCCTGATTTACAACAATTAACGTAGATATAAAACTTGTCTATAGCCCAAATTTAGGATTAACACACAATAACGACTATGAGTAAAGAAAATTATCAATCAGGCAAAATCCCGGCATCCTCACCGAAGAACCAGCCGGTTCCGACACTGCCTCCACCTGCGCCGCCATCGGAGTTGAATGATGTTCCGGTTAAAAGATGAATATGCACAGGCCGATGAGAAGAACCAGTCCTAACGCTATTCCGGCTAAGGTCATAGTCAACCCGACCCGATAGGCGGAACACATCCTTCTCCTCAGCTCGGTATTCTTCTTATGCCTCTCATCAAGGTCCACGAGATATGCAAGTTTCCGGAAGTGTGCCTGTTCGCCTTTGGGATATCCGTTCAGCCAGTCCAAGGCTTCCTCGGATAGCAACACACTCGGTTCGCCTCCTTCAGGATAAACCGTGACATTGTACAGGACGCCAAACCACATCTGTGCGGCGGGAACAGATAATGCCACTATGCCGTAAGCGGTCATCAGCATCACGAGCAATGATCCTTCTTGACTGGCCAATGTTCCGACAAGGATGCCGATGAGGGAAACGATGGCAGCCAGATACCATCCCAAAAAAGTCTGAACCTGCTGCTGGGTCTTGGCTATGGCATCGAAGTCGTTCCTGAGTGCGGCCCTCGCCTCTTCATAAGCCAGATCCACAAGTTTGGGAGGAAACTCTTTTGAGTCTATTTCGAAATACTTTCTCATATAGATCTTTTCTGCAAACATAACAAAATTTTGGAAACATTAAAAGATTAATGCAAAACGATAAGTATATTGGTGGAAGGAAAACGTCCGGAAGGAGCCGTGGCGTGCGCCAAATTTGCGCCAAACGCCCCGATTCATCCGCTCTGGACGGCTTTCAGTTGGGGGTAAGAATCCCCGAAAATGCCCGTGAAATGTCCTTCCCCCGCTACTAACACGGACATTGAGTAATCAGTGCCCGTTTTTTTTGA